TAGATGCTCTTTTTTTAATTCTGATTGTGTTTGTCATTTAAAAACTGCCCCCAAAGACTAAAGTAAGTTTTGTTGTTGTTGCGTCTGCCTTAAATGTAGCAGAACTCGCATCATAATAAACAACAGACCCATCAATTTTGTTAGTTTCATCAACCTGTAATCCACCAGTTGAACCCGCTGGTCCGGCTGGCCCTTGAGGTCCTACTGTTGTAATTTCAACAGTAGTGACTTCATTAACCTGACTAATTTCAACTTTGTTTGGTGTACTCATTCTGAATAGCCCTCATTTATATATAGTGTACCTCTTATATATTGAAATTTTTTACCACTAGGTTCAGTTAATTGAACATCATATTTTAATTCATGTTTATTAAAAGTTGCAGTCTGTGTATCTGTCAAAGCAATATCTACAACACCGCCTGTTCTACTTGTATAAGTAATAGACCAATCTGCATATTTTGTATCTCTAAAGCCATCAGAGGTAATACTATAAACTTCTGCGTCAACGGTATAACCTGTTAAATCAATTAAATTGCTATTGCCATCTCTAAAAGTAAGTTTGATAGGGAAATCATTACGTCTTGTGACATCAAAATCTGCAACTCCAGCAATAATAGCCATTAACCAGCCTCCAATGCAGCGACTTTAGTTTCCAATGTCTCTATCTTAGCAACTGCTTCTTGTAATGCTTTTGTTAAAACAGAAACTAACGCATCTACTCTTAATGATTGTATTCTTTCACCGTCTTTAACACCTGTTGCTCCACTAGGAATAGCTTCCTGTACTTCGTGAGCTAAGAATCCTTCTCTTTTTTCACCATCGGCTTTAAATGCTCCATAATCTTTAATTTCATATGTAATAGGTTTTAATAATTTAATTTTATCTATACCTGATTCAGTTTGTAATGCTACATTCGTTTTAATTCTATAATCTGATGTTGGACCACTTACATTTCCAACTTCAGAGCCATCAATCCAACATTCTAAATGATTAGTATCCCAGAAAAAGTTGTAAGGATTTGCTGTAAGAGCACCAACACTAACACCTCTTCTACTTACTACTCCTCTTGGCAGTATATCACCCGATTCAGGTGAATGATAAGTGCCATGACTAGTGGAATGAGTAGATGCTGACCAAAGTAGTGCGCCAGCAGAGGTGATTTTCCATCTAGCAGTATTTGTAGTTTTAAAACTAATATCACCAGCTTCTTGAGCATTAATTTCAAACTCACCTGTTCCTCTATGTATTATTTGAGACTTTCCATTATTAGTTTGTAATCTGTTTATTGATAAGCCGCCAGTAGTATAGGTTGTGTCAGCAATAAGATTAACAGCAGAATCATTTGCATTGCCAGATGTTTTTATATCAAAATCTGCATCGCCTGAAGCTGGAGCAACTTCAAGTTTGCCTTTTATTTCTGTTCCTGTCGTTTTAAATAGTGCTGTATTTGTTGAATTATTAGTTACTCCTATTTCGTTAGATGCACTTCTATAAAAACCAGTTGTTTCCGAATTTGTAAAAGTATAAGACGGTATAGAAGCACTGCCATTTGGACCAAAGAAGTTTCCGTTGCTTAAGCTTATAAATTCAAATCTAGTTGTTTCATCGGCTTTATAAAAACCCATCTTATCAGCACCGCTGGCTGAGTTGGCATACCACATATATTTATATTTTGTAGTGGGCTCGCTACCATATCCGTTATTTTGACGGATAGCTTCAAAAATATTATTTAAATCATCTCTTACGTCTGAACCTGAAGCATTATCGACAAAATAATCTGTTGGTTTTGTCATTTTATTTTACTTTTTTCCTATTATACTACCCTTCACCATATCCGAAAGCACTATATGTGAATGATCTTGAGACAAAGCTAAATCCGTTTTTAATGCTTACTACAAATTGACTTGAGGTAACACTATCAATAGTGAAGAAATCACCATCAATCATATTATTTATATTTATAAAAACAACTGGATTAAATGCTGTTGTACTACCACCAATAGCAGTTGTGCCTGTGAAGAATTTTTTATTAAAAGTGACTGTAGTTGCTCCACTGCCTGAACTTGTTAAAACTCCATTTGTTGCACTTGAATTATCAATACTTCTTTCTGTTCTTGGTCTAAATATTATATTTACACCTAATTCTTCAATATCTACGTTTTCGTAAGTGCTTAAATTATTAACAAGAACTTTAAAAGATACAGTTTGAGCTATTACATCTGTATTTCCAAAAGTTTCAAAACTTGTGCTCGCAGTTCCTGTTTGACTTTTAGCAACTTGAAAAGTAAGTTCGGCACTTCTATCAAGCACTGTTGTGCTAGTTGTAAAAATATCAGGCCAATCATTCATATTATCTGTGTATGAATCCCATAAAGTTGCAGTATCAAATCCAGACTTTTTAAAATGGGGTTCTATGTGAAACCTAAAAGGACTGCCAAGATTAAAGGTATTTTGAAAAGTGTAGTTACCAGTTGTTGAAACTCCAGCAGTAACAAGGTTTATAGAAGCAAAAGTTGTACCATCAGCTAATGCAAGAGTATTAAAATCTGTAAGTGAATCTATAGTCGTTCCACTGGTAAGTCTTAAACCGCCTATTCCAGAATCATATACAACATTAACTTTAGCTCCTGCAAAATTATTTGTATTTTCTCTTATCTGCGCTCCAACTAAATTGTTTGAGGTAATTGTTCTATTAACAACAACTGAAGTTGCAGTTTCCGATTTGTTTCCGTTTACGTCAATAAATTTTAAAAAATATTCTCCGCTTTGATAATCATTAAATACAATTTCATTTATATTACCGTCTACACGTTTTTCTGGATTTGCGTTTTGCAAAGTTGCTGTACCGTCAGTAATAAGCGAAAGTTCAACATCGACAAATCCACCAAATAAAACATCTTTGTCAGTAGCACGATCAAATTTTAAAATAAGATCGTCACCACTTTCTTCTGCTCTTAAATTAGCTACAGCACTTGGTTTTGCGCTTAATCCTTCTGCTAAAATTGTTCTTTGCGAGGGTAGTTCACTTACAATGTGAGCTATATTAATTGATTTTACAGAAAATTCATAACTTCCAACAGGATTATTTAATAGGGTGAACTGTGTCGTAAAAATATTACGAACAACTGGTTCCGCACCGTCTAACTTATAACTGACCTGATAGTTTCTAGCTCCAGCTACACTGGAAAAGTTTAAAACAATTCTACTTGTAGCTCTACCATTTACAACGATCAGTTCTTCTTTAAGTTCTTGAATTTGTGGTGCGTCTAAAGTGTCAAGGAGAGTTGAGGGGTCATCACCTTTACCAAAATCACTTGAATCATCATCAATAAAAGTATACTTATTTTCATCGTAAGAAATCGCTGAAATAGTAAAAACAAAATTATCTTTCTGTTTTATGTTACTTACTCTGAACTTTCTATGTTGAACATTTCCAGTTTTTGTAGCCCAAATCGTACCTGCTTGTGGTTCAGGGCTTAAAGCTGATGTTAATGTAACCGTACTTCCAGACACTGCCTCTATTGTTTTTTCTTGGACTCCTCCTTCTTTATCAATAATTAGAAAAGAATCACCAACCGATCCAACAGTAGTATCTGTACTGTCATCAACTACCACTATAGTCGTACTTGTAACAGAGTTAATTCTTCCACTTGATCTAAATGTTTCTTTTATTCTATCTGCAACTTTAATTATCATAAAAGGTTCTAATATTGCAGCCGCTTCAATTCCACATTCAAAAGTTATAACTTCTGCTTCTAAAAAACCAGAATATAATATTGATCTGCCTAATCTTGTCGCCTGTTTTCTATCAGTTGTGTAAATAGCTTGTATGTTTGTTTGGTTTAAGCCATATTTATCTTGTAAACTTGGATCTAATTGTTCGACACTAACAGAAATTTGATCAAGCTCCTGTATTTGATTATTGAAATATGAAACATTTATTTGAGTAAATTTTTTATCTTTATCATTGCCAGAATAATTAAAAGAACCATTTACCACGTTTGCATTAGTAAATAAATATGAAGTTATGGTTTCTGGTTTATCAATTGCTAATTTTATAGAGCCATTCTTGTAATACAGCGAAGCTCTCATTAAACCAGCAACTTCTTTGATTACATCTAATGCTTTTTTCCTTTGATTAAGAACACCATTAAATGAATACCTTGGAGTATCTTGACCTGTTACTGGTGTCGAACAATAAACACTCGCTGCATAAAAAGATGCTTTATCAATTTTATCCTCACTTATTTGTAGACCATAATCTTGTGTAAGAAGTGCATATAGTATCCAAGCTGGGTCTGTAGTCCATCTCTTTTTACCCTCAGTATTATTTAATGAATCAAAAGAATAGTCTGTAGGATAAAGTATTCTTCCGTTGTCAGAATCAATAGGTACTGTCCCATCATTTGATCCAGTTGGGACCTTTACTTTTATTCCTCTTATAAAATACCGCCTTTGTGGAATATTTGGAAACTGCTCTGCTGAATACCTAAGACCAATATATGCAGTTTTAGGAAATTCTGTAACTGTTGTTATTTGAGGAATAGCACCCTGAAGACCTGAAAAGAAAAATTCTGTAAATCTTCTTGTTCCTTCTTCATAAACATTAGTTCCATTTTCATCAAAGGGATGTCTTCCACCTGAAGCCCTAAATTCTTGATCACCCCTTAAAACATCAATACTTAATGGATAATTATTACTTATAGCTGTTGAATCCTGAAAAAGACTAAAAGGAATCTCCATTCTATAATCTTTACTATATTGTCCAACAGATATTTTATTTAAAAACCTATCTTGTGAATCTATTGTAGTTCCATTTTTATTTCTTATTCTTAAAACAACATGAACACTACCAGAGTCACCCTTAAATGTACCTGAATTAATTCCCAAACCAACAGAACTGCCATCATCTGCACTGAGTTGTCTTAAACTTGGCCACTGTAAAGTTATTATTACTGCTCTTGGTGTACTATTTATATCAACTCCAGCGTCTATAGTTCCAGTAACTTTATTAGCTTCAGGATTACCATTGTTTAAAACTTTTGCAGCACTTAAATTTCCAGCAATTTTAAACTCATTAACTCCCGTCATTATTTGCTGGTTAGGACTACCAGTTCTTATTGCTAAAGCTGTATTGGGAATATTTTCATTGCCACCTTGATCTCTAATTGCACGACCATCCAAAAAAATATCTTGTTGCGCTAATTGAATATAGTTTCTTTCATCATCACTAACTAATTCTGGACTGTTTGCAGTACTTGGACTTAAAAGAGAAGTAGGTATTGCCACATTATTTTTTGAAGGTGTAGAAAATCCTTCGATTTCAGACCCATCAGAAACTAAATCAAGAAAAGTAAAAAACTGTACAGCTTTAAGAAAATTATTTGGTAAGTCTTCTTGCAACTGAAAATTAACATTGCTTATTTCTCTTGCCATAATCTATGTACTATCAGCTATGTCTACTGTATCAGCACCAGCACTAATCACCACAGAACCTACTAAACACTCTCCGAAAACCAGAGGAGCAGCACCACCAGCTTTCGTTGTATTTGCTGTTTGATTACTTAAAAAAGATGCAACTTGCGGATCTGATTGTGGTTCAATAGGGGTTGGGGCAAGTAAATCAGATATAAAACTTAATCCACCTACAGCAAGAGCAGATAAAAGTGCAGCCGTACCAGTTACAGCACTACTGGCAAAACCAGTAAATAAAGTAGTTATAAAAGGGAGAAAGAAATTACCAGATATTAAAGGTATTACTTTGATATCCCCTTCGCCCTTAATAATTAAATTTGCAAAAGTTATATCTCTATTATTCATCACTATGCTGTAACAAGCTTCTGTCAAATGCTGTTGGCAATTAGGATAATTTACTTTTATAAAGCTATAAACTTGATCGACATTGGAAATATCTGCATTAAATTCTTTAACACCACATAATTTCCTTAAAGGCCCATATAATTTTATTTTTCTAATCATAATTCTGTCTCCTCAAAGTGCCACTTATCATCTTGGATCGAGTAAATGTACCAATCCATCATATAAATCTTACAGTTATTTATATCAGCTTCAGAAGGGTCTGCGCTGCCTTCTACATGAGAATGGATTACAGCTAATATGTCAGCACCACTATCTTCACAAGCAGCAAAATCTAAAGGGTCAATAGCAAAAGTTATTTCATCATCAACATGAGAAGCAATGTTTTTACAAGTATAAAAAAATTCATTTCCGTCCTTTTCCACTAACAAACCACAACCTTCGCTAGGTGAACATTCAATAAAATGTTTTTTAGCTGTTTCTTTCCAAGTCATACAAATACATAACTCCCAACTGCTGGAAATCTGTTTTTTGTTATCTGTAATCGTGGTATTTGTTTAGTTTCAAAATCAATAGTATTTACAAGTTCAAAACTACATATTTGATTATTTTCAACAATTTTTTTATTAATTAAAAAATTCTGCTGTTCTAGTTCCTTTGTTTTATCAGGTGTTCCATAAGGATTAGTATTACCAGAAAAGTTTTCAGCATCTAAAAACTGTGCCATAGTTCTTATTCTTGTAATTTTTGCTTCTTGAAGATCATTAAATTGAGTAAAATTATTAACAATTTGCAAAATTGCTGAAAAATTACCAACCGTATTAGCAAAAGTCATTGTAGGTCTTGCCATTACTGTATTATCACCTGTTTCAAATCCTTCAGCTTGGCATGCAATAGCTGTATAAGAATTTTCTTTCCAAATAATATCTGTGTTTATTTCATTTGTACCATTATGAAATCTGTACAAAGTGGTTGCTGTTGTATCTCCAGTTGCATAATGAATAGGTGCAAAAAGTTGTAATTCAAACAATTCAATAATTGTTATGTTGTCTAATTTTTGTAGCTGCTCAACTGGTATTGTCATGGTTGAAATACCTCCTCAAATGTTGCTGTAATTGTTGCCCTATTAGCATAATTTATTTGTTTTGACCAATTAAGACATACAAATTGAGAAGAACTTGATTCTGCTGGCGGTGTATATGTAAAACTTGCATTATCTGAAGCTCTATCATCTAGAAATGTTTCTATAGTATCTGAATCAGTTTCTGTTATATTTTTCCAAGTTAAATTATATTTTTTTTTATTTTGGTTCAGGCCAAACGTATTTCTTGAAATATAACCATCTCCAAAATTTACTTGAATAACTGTTGGGGCAGAATTTTTTTGTAAACCAAAACTAGCTTCTATTGATGGAAATGTAGGCATTATGCGAGTAAACCTCCACTACGTTTTTGTTTTACTATTTCTAACTGTATTGCAGTTGCTATAGCATTGCCAAATTGTTGTGCATTTTGAGTATCCCCTGCCACATTTGAACCAGAAGCATCAACATTAACACTTATATTAGTAGATCCACCACCATTAGACTCAACACCTAAGTTACCAGAACGTCCACGTTTTAATGGAAGAATTGCTTCTGGAGAACCAGCTTCGCCCATAAGACCTAAATTACCCGCACCTCCGTAACGGAAAAATGTGGGCTGAGATACTACGCCACCTTTTGCATATGCCTGTATTTTTCCATCTTTACCAAATGCACCACCTGTAGCATTAAAATTTAGACCTAAATTAAAAGCACCGCTTATTCCTTTTAATAAAGGTGTCATAATTTTTTGCCTTATTATTATTCTTGTAATGTTTTCTATTACATCTCTTGCAAAATCGCTAAAATTTAATTTACCTGTAGTTACAAAATTAACAAGTGCATCTTCCATATTTTTAAATGCACTTTGAAATGTATCTGAAATTTGTTTTCCAATATCTTTTATAGAATCTAAATATCCTTGCGCTCCTGTTTTTAAATTTGTAAATGCTTCACTACCTTTAGTTTTTAAATCATCTGTAGCGTTTGTAATGTTGTTCATACCTTCTGTTACAGAATTAAGTAGATTAGTAAACTCTTCTGGATTTTCAAAAAATTCTTTAGAAGTTAATTTTTTTGTATCATCAAAAACTTTTTTTAATTCTTTACCATAATTTTTGACACTTTCAATTTCTGTAATCGGTAAAAGAAAACTAGTTAAGCCTTTTACAGTATCACCTACAGTAATATTTTCTAT